TCGTATTTCTTCCTGAGTCATTACGCTCACAACCGTGTTCTCGCTGAACTGAATGGAAATAGGCTCGGTGTCTTGAATGAACAACCTATTAGAAAGCCCTTGCAATGCTGCCAACTCATTAAAAACCCTCTCGATGAATTGCTGCCGGTTGTTTACGTATGTGTTTTGGAATAACTCAAACGAATCAACAAGCTGGTTTCTACTTGTGAAGATTCCATCTTCTTTGATTCCGAAGAGTGCTGGGTCAGTTACTTGATGCCCAGCGTAGATTTCCCTTTGAACGGTCTTATTTAAGATGTCGAAACGTTTATCATCATCGTTACCGTTTAGGCGTTGTATGTCTATGCCTCTGTCACGTGAGTCGGCAAAGTTCAAAACAAACGAACCAGCATTGTCCGTTCCCGTAAACTTGTCCTTTATTTGTCGTTCGATTTCCTCTTGCTCCTCAAGCGTAGGCGTGCCATTGTGAAATGATATGATGCTTGAAACAACAAAGTTATTACGAACCGCAGAAATATGGTAGTTCTGTATTTCTATATCAAGGTCAATATAACCAGTTGACCCCAAATAGGTCGGTAATGGGTAATACTTGCAGTCAGGAGAGTAACCTTTTACGTAAAGTAGCTGCTTACCGCTTGGTTCTTTCCAATTGAAAGCATCTATTTCTTCGACTACTGGGTTGTGCTTCTTCCAATCCTCTGAATAGTAGTATTTCGTACCATCCTCATTTGACCGATAACGTGCAAAGTCAGCGTGATAAATCGCTGCAATCTTGTCGTTAAGCTGGTTGTAAACGATTTCTAAAGCGAAGCCGTTGTAAAGTTCGTAATCAAGAGCAACCTTCTCTAAGATGTCGTTCAATGACTCGTATTGGTTCGGCTCTTGAATAAATTGCTGAAGTCTTGCCAACCCCATTGTGTCCAAGCCTTCTGCATCTACAGACCAACCCTGACCAACTACGTAGTCTTTTTTGGAGTTGATAATAGCGTGGTGCTTCGCACTTCTTCTATAAAGGTTCAGAAGGTACTCAGGATATCTGTTTTTATATTCCCCTTCGTCACCAAAGAGAATCCAATCCTTGCCCCTTGCTTCCTTGAAGGTTGGCACTTTATGCGCTCCGAAGTTTAAGATTTTAAGAGCCATATACTACGTAATTTGAGTTGCCGCCTGAGTAGGTGGTAACTGGTGTTGTTGTTCCCGTTACTTTCACTATTCCACTTTCTAATTCTGTTAATCCAGTAGGGTCAAGGTTTGAACTTGATGAGTTAGCATAAACGAAGTACCGCCATTGTCCCTCTGTTGGAAGTTCTACCTCTGCGTTCAAGTTATCAGGTGTTGAAGTTTCGGTGATGGTGAACTTGTTAAACCTCTCAGGGTATGCACTTGAATCCGTAGCAACGCAGTACTCAACCGCCTCCGTGTTATCCGATTGGAACTTAAAAAGGTAATAGGTAGCCGTTCCCTTTTCCGTAAGGGTCAACGCTATCTCGTTTGCCGTATTTCGTGCGATGTTTATCAAACCGTAATTGCAAACACTTCCACGTCAACGTCTGCGGTGTCAGCTTGTGCGCTGATAACGTCCCATTCATCGAATGAAGAAAAAGAAGAACCGCTTGAGTTTGCGCTGATGTCTCCCGTGTGAACCATAAAGGTAGCACCCGCTGGAATCTTCAAGTCAAAAGTGTCGTGCGAACTTCTTGAAACTCGAACCCTAACGAAGTTTGTGTTGTCAAGGTTGGTAATTCTAATGTAACGAATGTTAGACCTTATAAAAGTTCCTTGTGCGTTGGCAGTACCTACCGACAAAATGGTAATCTCAGAAGCTGAAGGAACGGATAGAACTCTTCTGTCCGCCTCGCTAATGTTTTCGATTGTTCGCGTATGAGTTGCGCCTCTGTCAACTCCGAGTGTTAGACTTTCAACTATTTGAACCGTTGCGGTTGCTGGTGTTAAGGTCGATGCCATTGCTGTTTTTCTTTAAATAGCAAAAAGACGAAACTGTGCCAAAAGAAAAAGGGTCAGCGTTAGCCGACCCCTCCTCAAACAGAACAAATGAAAAAGTAAAGATACGAATTAGTTTGTAATCGCAGTTACGTCTGCGGCATCAATCTCAACCATCGGCTCAGCTTCCATTCCTGAGAATGTCAACGAGTAACCGGAAAGGTCTGCGAAAGCTGTTCCCGTTGCAGAAGTTCCAGCGTTTAATTCAAGACCGTTTTGGTAACCGATAACCCAATATGTGCCATCGTTAGTTTCTACGATAGCCACCAAACGCTGTTGAGCCAATACCTTGATTTCGTTGCGCTTGTTTACATCCAGCTTTGAAAGCACCACAACCAACTCAGGCGTGTAGTAAACCGTTCCGTTTTGGCTGTTGCCATTGATGGTTTCGGTCAAAGAGGAAGTTTCCTTCAACTGCTCGTACTTGTAGAATGTAGGCGTTCCCGTAATTGATGTAATAATTCCAGCGGGAGCGACAGGGTTTAGTGCAAGGTAATCGTCAAGGTTCGCAAATCTAACGCTCTTCACCCCTCCAACAGCATCGCGGCAGTCAAGGTCATATGAGTAGCTGAGTGCACATCCAGTATATGCCATTTTTTTTAGTTTTTAGAGTGAAGGGGAGAGCCGAAGCCCTCCCCGATTAGATTAAAGAGATATAACAGAAACTTGGTCAGGGAAAGCTACCTGTGCGCCTACTGTCAATTCAACCGCAATTTTGAACTTACGGTCGTCTAAACTATACCAGCTCATTATTGAACTTGCGTCAGAATCCAAGTCCATGCCCACATACATACCGCTGGTACGTGCAAGGTAAACATCGTTTACTGCGCTAAGTCCGCTTGTAGCTTGAATCTTCAAGTTAGTACCCGGCATAACCATTGACAAAGAACCCATTTCAGTTTGGTAACCTTGAAGCTGACCTCCAGCAGTTACGTAAGATGCGCCAAGACCGTTCTGAATAGCAATCGCTAACGCTCTGAATTTGTCAGCACCAACGAATACAACAGCATCATCGTTTTCGATAACAGCATCAGCAGCCGCTTCGTAAACTCGCTGAACCGCTTCAATCATATTGTTAGCAGTCAATGCTGTAGTTAAAACAGAACCCGAACCGAACGCAGTTGTGTTTGCATCGATGTAAGAACCTCCAAGAATAGCATCACGGAAGCCGTTGAAGAATTGGTAGTTACCTGACCCAGTAGGAAGGCTTGAAGTTGGCGAAGCACCAACTGATTTCCAAATCATCTTCTCCAACTCAGCAGCGATTTTACTTACCAAGTGGTTAGCGAAGAACTCCTCGAAAGGAATTGTTTCGTAATGCGCTCCGCTTGGAAGTTGAGTTCTAAGGTAAATAGCCTCAAGTTCTTTAGGACAGAACTCCATTTGTAGCTTCAATTTAGCTGGGTCGATGAATCTCTGCGTTAGAGTGATGTCTCCATCTTCGTTCCAAGCACATCCGCTTCCATCTTGGAAGTTAATGTCGATGTCGGCTAAGTTGATGGCACTTTTGCCCTTAACTCCAACTTGTTTTTCAACAAGAGCCATTGTTGGCGAAGATGTCAAAGCCTTCGCGATTAGCGGAAAATTCTGCTCTTCAATGTAAGCTTGAAGTCCGCTTGTTAGTGGTGATGGTGAAAATCCCATTTTAGTATAATGTTTTTTGGTTTATTTCTTTGTAATTACTCGCATCTTCTCAACCATCTCGGTGTAGTCGATGCCTTTGTTAAATGGATTAGATACTTTTTTTGAAGGCTCTTCTTTTGGAGTAGCCGCCATCTTCTCAACGATATCGGTAATTAAACCAACAGCTTTCTCGATGTCGGTTACCTTCTCAGTTTTAGCGAATTTAGCCTCTGCTATTTTGCTTTCAATCAATTCTGAAACAGCAGAAAGGATATCGGCTTTGAATCCTTCAGAATCGAATTTCTCCTCAGTTTCCTCAGCAGCCATTTCTTCCTCTTTTTCTTCTCCAGCTTCTTCCTCAACTGGCTCAGGACTCATAATCTCAACAATCAAACCGCCCTCAGTTCTTACGATATCTCCACTTTCAAGTTCGTGTTCGCCATCAGGTGCTGGTACTACTTCGCCATCCTCTCCAACTACGGAAAGAGCCGCTCCGATTTCTAAAGATTCATAACGTACAATGGTGCCATCTATTAATTTGGCATCTTCAAACTTCTCCTCAGTCTCGCTGAAAAGTAGCTTCTTGATTTCGGGCAACTTAGACCCGACAAGTTCTGAAATGTTCATAGGTTGTTTTTTGATAAATAGCAATTCTTGTAAAGTGTGCCACTTGGCTATGCCCGTAGTGCTTTCTCCACCTCTTCGATTATCATTTTGTCAACATCCATTTGGCGAGATTCGCTGAACACTCCTTCAACACTGAACCCTTTGAAAGTTCCTTTCTTAACATCCTCCCAAACCTCATCGTTATCCACCTTGTAACTCACGAACCAAGAACCGTTAGGTAGTTTGTCAAATCCTTTAGGCGTTGGCTTCATTTCGTCAATCAGGAAGCTCTCAAACATAAACACGCCATCAACTTCTGTTGAGTGGTCTAAATTGGTCGCGTTGGTCTTGCCATCCTTCATAAACTTGTAAGCTATCTTACGAATTGCATCAGAGTCAAAAACAACGTAATACTCGCGCCCATCCTCATCTCTACGGTAGATAGGGTAATCGGCAACCATTGCCGCACCGCTTACAATTCTCTTCTCTTCGTTTAGTGCGAACTTGTGCTTCTTGTTAAACGCCATCCAATTACGCTCAATAGCTGGATGGTCAACGAGTGAAATAGCATCAAGACCAGTTTCGTGGTCTTCGTCAATTGTCAAATATATTACTGGTAGTTTTTCCATTACCCAAAGTTTGCTTGTGATTCGATTTGATTAACATTGTTTTGGTTGCCCGTTACTTCTGTCTCAACGACATAGGCTTGAATTGGCGCAAGTTGGGCTTGTTCCGCCCCTCCGAGTTCGGTAGTTCCCGCAGTCGCTTGTTGGATAGCTGGAGCAGTTGCCACTTGTGGTGCTGCTGGTGGTGGTGCTGAACCTCCTCCAACATTAGCCGTGTTTAGCGTTTGAACAGCCGAAGCAATACCAGCAACAACCGCAGCGACCCCAGTAGCTATTGCAACAAGGTTACCCGGATAAGGTACACTTTGCGCTTGAGCAATTGCACCCGTTATAGCTTTAGCCGTGTCTATGGCTATCTGTGCAACCGCTAACGTCTTCTGAAGTGCTACCGCTTCTTTTGATTGGTTGCCACTTGCCGCTATGAGTTGACCTAATGAACCAAGAACCGCTCCAGCCGCAGTCAGACCATCTTGCCTTAATTTCTTCTTATCGGCTTCTGCTTTCTTAACATCTGCAACCGCCTTGTCTTCAAGTTCCTTTTTCTTTTTAGCTTGTGCCTCAAGTTCTTCAAGTTCTTTGTCTCTGAACTCTTGCCGTATTGCTTGGATTTCTTGGTCGGCTATCGCTTCAAGATTCTTTCGTAGTTCAATTTCTGCAATAGAATCTCCTTCAATTTTTGCGAGTTTATTCTCAAGAGCAAGTTCAGCCTCCGCAACCTTTCTTTCTTCCTCGTCTCTGATGAGCGCAATACGTGTTTCTTTTAGTTGCTCAAGAACTTCAAGTTCCTTTTTGTTCGCTTCTTCAAGCCTTTTCTGTTCATCGTCTGCTCGTTGCTTTCGCTCTGTTTCGATTTCACGTTCTAAGCTATTTAATTCAGTCTTTAACCTTCTGTTTAGGTTCAAAGAATTGAGCTGAACTTGGGCAACCTTTGCCTCTTGGTCAGCTATTGCTTGAAGTGTTGATTCATCCGATTCATTGAGTGCGGCTTGTTCTTGCATTATGCGAAGCTTCTCTTCTTCGTTTGCAAGTTCTTTAGATGTTAATTCAGCCTCAAGCGCAGCCGCTTCTTTTAGTTTTGCAATTCGCTCTTCTGCTGACCTTGTTTCGTCTTCAGCCGCAAGCCTTGCTTCAGCAATTATTTGTAACGTCTTTGCCCTTTCAACTGCAAGTTCTCGCTCCTGAACTTTTACTTGATTCATTGCCCTTTCGAGAGCAATAGCCGCTTTCGTATCTTTTACAATTTCATCTCCTAAACCAGTAAAACTATTCTTCAACGTGTCAACCGCCCCTGAGAAATCTCCGCTAAAGAACTGAATAAAAGACTCTCCAAGACCGACCATTGCGTCTTTCACAACGCCAACCGCAGCACCGACCGCAGCCATTGCAATTCGCAACTTCTGAGCTCCTCGTTCTGTTTCCGTAAAGTAAGCAACCAAAGAACCTATAACCACAACCAAAGCTCCAAGACCCGTTGCAATCAACGCACCTCTCAAAGTTTTGAGAGCCGCAATTCCCGACTTAATACCTCCGACCATAGACTGAAAGGCTTGAGCCGCTCTACCTACTGGTCCTGGTAAACTTGTAGCTTGTTTTCCAGCAGCATCAAAGCCGCTCTTTATTTGGTCGGTTGACTTCTTTGCTTGTTTCTCAACTCCTTTAAGTTCATTCTTAACCTTGCCGAGATTCTTATCCGCACCATCAACTTTTACATCAACCTCTATTGCTACTTTGGTCGCCATTAAGCTGGAATTAGTCGGTAATTAACGTGAATGGTAATGTCTGAATCTCCAGCCGTTGGATTTCCTGAGTCAACGGTTACGGTCAATGCCTTGTTTGCAATTAACTGAGTTAGCGAAGGAGAGCCTACTTCCGTAGTTCTAAACTTGCCAATTTGGGCAACGGTTGCGCCAATGTCAGCATTTGCTTGTTGACTCGTAGCCGTGTCTGTGATTAGTAACATTCCCGTATTTGTTGCGTAAGCTGTTGTGTTAAAATCAACATTAACACTTGCGCTAACT